ATTAAATGCTTCTTCTCCTCTAGCTTTGTTTGTTGCAACAGCAATTTCAGCAAGAGCGCCTTGCCTTGTAGCAGCAACGGTAGACTTCCTTTTAATTTCAGTTTCCATATCCTTAAATTCACTAGGAAATTTCTTGCGAAGGTGGTCTAACACAATTGAATTAATTTCTACAGGAGCTGCGTTTTCAACCTTACCTAAAAGCAATTCTATTTCTTCAGGATCTTTCATTAATTTTTCTACTTTATCTGAAAGATCTTGAGCAATTGGCAACTGTTCAATTTCTCCCTCTACAATGACTTCATTAAGCCCCTCAAAAACTAAAGCCTTTGCTAATGCTGCCGATGCTGGATCTAATTGACGCAAAGCTATTGCAAGCTGTTTTTCAAATTTAGCTTCTGTAATTTTATTTAAAGTTGTTCTATCCGCTCTGATATTGCCAGTAACTGAAAATCCAAGATCTTCAATAATCTTTTTTTCTTCCTGAGTTAAAGGCTCGTTTTCACGTAGCTTGGCATTAAGATCTGCTCGTTCTGTTTGTATTGTTAATAGATCGTTTTGAAGTTGATCTACCTCTACAGACATTCCAGCATCACTATACCTTTTAGCAAGCGCTTTAAATTCTGGAGAGCCAACAGGATATCTAGCTAAATCCCGTTTCATTGCATTTACTCTGGCAACGGCAAGAGCTTCATTTTTTGTTAGGTTTTCAATGCGAGCATCTCGTCTTCTAGACTCTGCAGCCTGAACAACGGTGGCATCTTGGCGCAACTGATCAACTCTTTCTTGAACACCCTTCATTACAAGAGCTTCGTTATCTGTTGGCGGGCCTTGATTAGCTTTAAGCTCCTCAAGAAAGTTTTCTGCTTGAATTAGATCATCAACATTCCTAACTTTCTTTTTAGCCATAGTTGTTTCTTGAAGGTTGCCCAGTGCAGTTATCTTTTTCATAAGATCAGAAGACACTGCCTCGTCTGTTTCGCCAGTAAGCATTCCAGACAGTCGATTAACGGCGCTTGTAACACCTGCTACGTTTGCATCTTCAGACGAACGGATACCTTCGTTATAAATTTTAAACGCGTCTTTTTCTCTAACTAATCTTTCTTGACGCTCTTCTTCCTCGCGTCTAGCTCTAGGTGCGCCGCCAAGAAGCATGCCAACACTAGAAACTTGATCTGCAAAATCAGGTTGCGTTAAGGATCTAACTATATCTCTACCAAAACGTGCCATTGTTAATCTCCTTTAACTAATGCTAGCTCTAGAGGCTATCAAGTATTTTTTTAAGGCCAATATCGTAACCGCCGCCTAGCGCACCGCCAAGTAAGCCAGTTCCTAGTGAGCCAGCAAGATTTGCTTGGCCCAACGCAGAAGCAAGAAGCATATCAATTCCAGATGCTCTGGCCTCTCCAAACAATCCTGCGCCATAAAGTTGCGCTTGTTGCTGTTGTGCGGCTGCTGTTTGTCCTGCCGATAACGCTGCGGCAAGTTGTTGCTGCGGTAAATACGCACCGGCCAATGCGCCCATTCCAAGCTGTTGCTGTCCAGACATGAGGGCTTGCGATCCACCAAGAAGACCTTGGCCTGCTTGCAATGCCTGTAACGCCTGAGCCTGCTGTCCTGCTGAAAGAGCCTGCTGCTGCCCCGCAAGCGTAGTTCCTAGTCCAGCATACTGCGCGCCTAACGCCGCTTGTTGTGCCTGCTCAGCTCTGGCTTGGCCTATAGCACTTAACATTGCCTGGCTTTTTGCTTCTTCTTGCGCTTTCGCCATTGCTAATTGCTCAGGGGTGCCACCATATTGAGCTGTGCTAACGCCTAGTCGACCTTGAGCTGCTAGTCGCTGCTCTAACTCTAAACGCTGACGCTCTTCTTCTGGCGTTTGAGTTGCTCGCATACGCTCATACAAAGCCGCTTCACGATCAAAAGCCGGCATTCCTGCCTGCTCCATAAACTGACCGCCCAAACCAAACGCTTGGGTAGATGCGGCTCTTGTAGGATCAATGCCAAACACTGGCTGACCTATCATTCCTTGGCCTCTTCCAAGAACATCCATGCCTGCTTGTTGCACCTGCATTGAGCCGGGTGTTGGCTGGCCTAACATTTGACCTGCTTGCCCAAACAAAGCCTGGGACAGCGCTTGTTCTTGAGGTGAATAGGACATTGTTGTAGCTAACTGTCCAGTTGCAGGGTCTCTCGTAACACCAAACCTACCACCTGTGCCGGTAGTAATTGTGTATGGCCTAAACTCTGCCTGCCCTAATTGCTCTTCAGCAAGCTCTGTCCCTAGCGCAATGCCGCGCTCACCAATCTTGCCAAGATCTCCATAAGCACTAGCAAGCAACCCAGTTCCTGCGCCGCCTAAAAAGTAATCAAAGATGTTTGTTTCTTCTGCTCCGGTTCCTGTGTTTTTTTCTCCAGCCATTAGTACGTACCCCCATCAATCGTTCCTGTTGACAGCGTACCTGTGAACGTCAGTGCAGGAATTGTTACTGTGCCTGTAAACGTAGGTGAAGCAGTATCCGCCTTCGTTGCGACAGCCGTAGAAATTGCGTCGAATTCTGTTTCAAATTCAGCGCCCTTAATAATTTTGCCGCTGTCACCGGAAGGTAGACTGTCTTTCGCGGCAAAGTCTGTGGTCTTTGTATAGTTGCTCATAGTACTTTACCCATTAATGCCAATACATTGATCTCTTGGAGAGACAAGCCTGAACCGTCTATGTCCGCTTCCAACCCTATTGTTATAACTCCACCGCCCCCGGTAGTGTTTATTCCGCGGCGTGACGTTAGATCACCACCTGTAAATTCTGCTGTTTCGTTGTATTCATCTTCGTTGTAAAAACCTGTTACCTGATTACCAACGGTAAACTCTGCAGTCTGAAAGAACGTACCAAAGTCATACGCCCACTTAAGAAACATAATTGCACTGTTAGCACCAACAATTGTAGGACGTAGCTTCTTTAATATCTTTAACCTAGAAGGGTCGCCAAAGGTTAAACCGGGGCTGTAGTACTTAAAGCGGTATGTTTCTCCGTTATCTCTAAAGCCGCTGTATTCACTAATGCCACTGCCGTTACCAATCAACAGAGTGCCATCATCTTGTCTGCCGTAACTAGTAAAGCCAGTGCCGGGCCAACGAGTAACACGATACGCACCGTTCTCTAGTGTGCCTCGAACGTCGAAGCAGTAGGTCGTGTCCTGAGCAGTAAAAGTAATCAGGTAAAAACCTTCTTCAGGGCTGTAAACAGAGCGGTAAAACCCAGTTTCATTTTGCAACAAGCCAATAATGTCTTTTGATACAGTGCTAGACAGGCTGGTTATAGGCATGGACTTTTCTTGTATTGTCCTGCCAAAGCTCTTTAGCCCTGTATGTGACAAGAACAACACATCAGTACCCGTGTATTGAACCGTGTCTCTATCTACGCAGCCTACTCCTGCTACTGTATCTGCTAAAACCATCGTTGCTGGGGCTTCTGCACCTTGGTAAACAACAATGCTGTGCTTGCCAAATATAATTAACAGGCTGTTATGTGCAGCTAATGCAACAATTTCGTCGTAACCGTCAGGCCACACCTTAGATAAGTTGATAGAACCACTAGTGCCACCTGACCAGTCATGGCCTATTAGCAGATCAGACCAGTAGACAGTAGACTTGTCGTTATTAACATCTGCCGTCCAGAGCCTTCCATAAGCCGCTAGAACCTCGTTACCGTACATAGCACTAGTAACACCAGCCGCACCAGAAACTGCGCTGAGCTTGATTACAGCGCCTCCTGCGTTGTCATACACCAGTGGTTCATTGCTACGCTGAAAGAAATAGATCTTGTCGTTAAAGTTGACCATCTTCCAGTTGTCAGTAGTAATCGTGACTGCAGCAGGAGTCTCATCAACCAGTGTTGTAGTACCGCTAAGTATCTTATTGTTACCTACAGAAAACACCTTGGTGTTGCCTGCGTTATCTTCAAACTCTTTAATCGCCCTAATCTTCGCAGAGCCTAGTTCAGTCTTGTCCGTTGTAATAACAGAGTTACCTTTACGTGACGCAATACGTCCACGCTTGTCAATCACTGCGTTGTCAGCAATGTCGGCAAACGAAGGATCTTGTGCCAGCGGAGAATCTTCTGTATTGATTCCCTTAAAGGCTGGTGCAACAAGATTAATGCTTTGTAATTGTTGAGCCATAGTTACCTCACGGGGTATAGAAGATTACTTCTTCTGGGTGCTTCTGAG